CTTAACCTCAATTTGGGGACAGAACATAGGAGCAGACATTAATAATTGGGAAGTAGTAGCTGTGCTTAGCCACGTTCTAAATGACTTGTAATCAAAATCAGGAAGAGCAGTGGCAATATACTCATTAGCCCATGCCGCAACGACATTGTCGTATTGGCAATATGTATCTACACGGGCATGCCAAGGGGTGATTTGTGAAGTGCGCTTATCTGGCTCGATGGTTCTACCGTGGACTGCTTCAACAGCCCTACAGAAATCACCGATAATTGGAGTATTCGCGTCGGTCAGAAGAAAACTTCTGGCCTTCTCGAGTAACTTCATCCAAGGCGTAACTTCACGATCCATGTTAACCGTGACATGAAATTTAGACATTTGTCTAACCAAATCACAGCAACTGGAAGTATCACCATACCACACGTATTGAGAATAGACACGGGCAAGAAATACGACGCCGAAGCAGCCACGTTTCACAGGTTCAACTGTTAAAACTTGGCCGATTAAAGATGCCGCACGGGAATATGACTTAGGGTCAACATCCGCAGTGAGGCCATCATCGCCGCCATAAATTCCAAGTCCGTGCCAAGCCTCCTGCTCAGTCAGAAACGCACCATTAATATGTGTAGTACGTTTCGCAACATAACCAGTAAAGGCATTAACGAGGGTATTGAGTATTGAGGTCTCAGGAGACCCCGAACCACGAGTCCAGTCCTGGTCATACTTGGTCCCAAAGGTACCATAACCAGTCAAATTATATTGAGACTCGTGGAGTGTGCACAGTTCAGCATGATACATTGGCCGAAAGGCCCGCATTAAAGCAACATGCTCCAATTCACGCATGACGTTTGATCCATGACCGTCCATGCGCTCGAAATCAGTTTTCGAACACTCATTCGCGGAGACACATATTTTCGCAACAGCGGTGCATACCTCCAAAGGGGTCTTTGAAAAGGCGTACCACCACTGTGACTTAAGTATGTCACCGAAAGCATACATGAACGCACTATAGTCTCGCTTGTCAACACCATTAATCTGGGAAATGGCGCGTGGATCTTTGACATTAGCGTAGGGTTCACGTTTCTGAAACATCCGAATCTTTCGCTTGGGCAATAAAGCCTCAGATTGGGATAATATAACTCGCTGACTTGGTCGAGCTTGACGCTCATAGACTTCATCCAAATCGACAGGGTCCATTTGGTGCATGACATCGTCAGGAATTAAAAGTGCAACGAACTCCGCAATAAATTTAGCCAAACTTTGTGTCATCGGTAACACATTAGGTTTGGTATCAATAATGCGGCCTTGAATGCATTGTTCCTCGTTCGACTGAGTACGGTCGGGAACAAAAGCTCCATGAATAAAAGGAGTCATGAAAGCAACCATTGATGGTTTAGCACAAGGATCATAAGTTCGTGGTTGGAATTGATAACGCCTAACAGCCTCTCCAACAGGGCAGACAATCGCTGGTTTACCTAAGCATTTAGATTGATGATATTCTAACAACGCTGCGGCAGAACAACGATCGCCATCGACAAATTGAAGGACTCTGGGTAAGTCTATCATAAATTTGCCGGTACGGGCTAATGAAGCAATGGTATCATCAGCTTCACCCGTAATGTAGGCGCTAAAATGTGTGTTTGGTTTACCAGTTGATACCATGACTCCCTCTTGACCTGAAGTCATTAACCTGGTAAATTCGCCCTGGACCACCTCCAAACGCTGTAAACGATGTCCATAAATCCATTCACCGTAAAATATGGAGCCTAAGCCCCACCAAGTACCCAACGGTGTAAGGAGGACAAGTTCATGGTCAGGAGATGTGGATCTACGGTCAACAAGGTAAGCAACAGTCTTATAAGGGAAACCCAAAAAAGATGATGTTGCCACCATGTGATCAGTGCTGTAGTTCCAAACTTGGTGCGTAAAAGTGCCACCACCATTCACTTGATATACCACTTCGTTATTTTCATTAAACGTATAGTGGTGGTTCGCGGCAGACCGCTGAACGCGCTCAGGTTGAAATGTATAAAGAACAACCGGTGCGGCATATCGTGAAGCAAATGGTGACATATCGACATAGTAATCCACATCGACTAACGCAAGCAAGGGCCTTTCAGGCATAACAAACTCAGAAGGTTGGACATTTAAGTCCTTAGTCCAATAATAATCTCGGCTACCTTCTCTCCCTTTACGTTCATCAGCGCGTGATCTCGCATAAAAATAGGGGGTCAATCCCAAACAAAGACCCAAACGGTCAATGAATGAGGACGCTCCACTGCGATCTGCTGCAGCAACAGCATGAGTATGGTTCTTAGGAGGTGTGAGTGTAGACAGCTCCATATTATTGAAATTTGAACGAATAATTTCAGGTGGCAGCATCGGACTGCGCTTGAACCAATTGATGACGCGTGATTTGAAACCTCTCAGGGTATCGCTATTTGAATTCCGAATGAAAACGATAGTACCCTGGAATGCTAAGTATGTTAACAATGTGCGAAGCCCACCCGTAGGGGCTTGCTGACTCGGTTGAAGGGGAAACGGGGTATAGCGAAAATACCACGCTGTAAACGCAATGACTTGACAAAGGTCACCGGTATTCCGAATAGTCTTATACTCAGCTACAGTGTCCGCCTTCTGGCGGACTGTGGCTCTCCACTGGCGCCAACTTGACACCAGGAAAGCCACAACGGCCCCACCAACTAGGTGAAGGCACAGTGATTTGCGCATTCCTTTTGACATCTCAGATATACAACTGTTTTGAAATCAATTTATAAGGAGACAAGAA